GACACTTGTATCAATCCATGCGTAGGCAAGGAAGGTGGTGTCACTTGGGCAAAACGTCTAGAGGTAATCGACAAGGATTTCCCAGAGGACAAAAAAAGACTGGAAGATTTGCACAGAGAAGATGTCTGATCCGAATGCTCCAGTCTTAAGTATAATTGTAATGATTGTGTTAGTAGAAATACTTGCACTCTATATAATCTACTATATACTTAGGATGGCGTTCGACGAAAAGCGGAATGAGTGAAGAACGTGGTGTATCGATTGAAGACTTAGAACAGGAGCTCAGAATCTTAAATGAATTTGGAGAATATGGAAGAGCGAGAGTTCTTCGCGGTATGATTGAACACGAAATCCAAAAACAGGAACGCTTAAATGGACAAACAGGAAAGAGTTGAAAGGGCACATACTCTTTTCATTGAGAGTGTATTGAAACCCGATCCCACACTTCGCAATTGTGCTCACAATCAGGAGTGCTTCTACGAGCTTCTCGAATGGCGCGAAGAGGTGCTACAATACTTGTACAGTCGCCAAAAGGAGATCCAATCATGACAACTGTTCCCGAAGATCGTCTGTATCAAGACGAAGAAGACACAGGTATTATTGGGTTCGACTTACTATTGCATAAGTTCACGATTGCATTTCGCGGTCGTATGCACTATTTTGATAGTTACGAAACTGCCGAAGACTGGTACAAACTAAATAATGCTAGGGAGGAGTGACCTCCCTTTTTTAGTAGTAAAATTATGTCTGATCATTACTTAGGTAATCCCAATCTCAAAAAAGTTGGGACGGCGATTGAATTTACTCAGGAACAAATCCAAGAGTATTTGAAGTGTAAGGAAGATCCCGTCTACTTCGCGATGCACTATGTCAAGATTATTTCTCTTGACGAAGGTGTCGTGCCGTTTAAGATGTGGGACTTTCAGAAGGAACTAATTAATAGTTTCCACGAAAACAGATTCAACATCGCAAAGTTGCCACGTCAGACTGGCAAGTCTACTACTTGCGTATCATATCTACTTCATTATGCGTTGTTCAACGACAACGTAAACATCGGTATCCTAGCAAACAAACTTTCTACTGCCAGGGACCTACTGGGAAGATTACAACTTGCTTACGAACAGTTGCCACTGTGGATGCAGCAGGGTATTGTGGTCTACAACAAAGGATCGATGGAGCTTGAGAATGGCAGTAAGATATTGGCAGCTTCTACATCTGCGTCTGCTATCCGAGGCATGTCGTTTAACATCATCTTCCTCGATGAGTTTGCGTTCATTCCAAACCATATTGCAGAGCAATTCTTTGCCTCTGTTTATCCTACTATTACTTCTGGTAAATCAACAAAAGTCATCATCATCTCAACGCCAAACGGGATGAACCATTTCTACAAACTCTGGGTTGATGCTCAGAAAGGTAGAAATGGATATGCATGGACTGAGGTTCACTGGTCACTTGTACCAGGACGCGATGAAGAATGGAAAAAGACTACCATCGCGAACACATCAGAAAGACAGTTTACACAAGAATTTGAGTGCGAGTTCCTAGGATCTGTTGACACCCTAATTGCTGCATCTAAATTAAGAACCCTTACTTATGATGATCCAATCACTAGTAATGCAGGTTTAGATGTTTATGAGAATCCTGTGAGGGATCATGATTACATCATTTGTGTTGATGTATCTCGTGGTCTCTCGCAGGATTATTCTGCATTTGTGGTCATTGATATTACTCAGGCACCATGGAGATTGGTTGCCAAATACCGAGACCATGATGTCAGACCTATGCTGTTTCCCAATGTCATCTTCAATGTAGCGACTAACTATAACAATGCATACGTATTGACTGAGGTCAATGACATTGGTGAAGCGGTTGCATCAATGCTGCACTATGACCTTGAGTATGAGAATGTTCTTATGTGTGCCATGCGTGGTCGTGCTGGTCAGATTGTTGGACACGGGTTCTCTGGTGGCAAGACGCAGATGGGCGTCAAGATGTCAAAGACAGTCAAAGCACAGGGATGTTCCAACTTAAAAACTTTGATTGAAGATGATAAGTTACATGTTAGAGACTATAACATTGTAGCAGAACTGACTACCTTCATTCAAAACAAACAATCATTTGAAGCAGACGAAGGATATAATGATGACCTTGTAATGTGTCTGGTCATCTTTGCATGGTTGGTGCAGCAAGAATACTTTAAAGAAATGACGGATCAAGATATCCGTCGCAGAATCTACGAAGAACAGAAAAATCAAATTGAGCAGGACATGGCACCGTTTGGTTTTATCTCTGATGGTCTAGAAGATGAGATGATCAAAGATGAGGCAGGGAACATTTGGACTGCGGATATGGATGATCGAAACTCCATGTGGAATGTAGATGAGTATGGCGATAGATCTTTCATGTGGGACTATCGCTGAAAAACAACCTTTTAATAAATAATTTTAGACAAAAATGAAATTCTTTATTTCAGGAGTACAAGCATGGCTAGCACGCTTCTCTCACCAGGGGTAGCGATCCAGGAAAGAGATTTAACTCTCGGATCGATCGAGACTGTTGAGGTTAACGTTGGTGCATTCGCTGGTCCCTTTGCACGCGGTCCCGTGCTAGAACCAGTCAGAGTGACCTCGGAATCCGAACTACTCGAAATCTTTGGTGAACCCACAGACAAAAACGCTGCATACTGGTGGACTGCTGCCAGCTTCCTTCAGTACGGTGGTGTACTGGATGTTGTTAGAGTAAAGACCACGGGGCAACTTTCGGCGTCTGACGATAACGTCACTTCACCTTACACCTTAAATATTCCTTCTGTAGCAGATTACGAAGCGAATTATTTTGAGGCAGCAGCAAACACATTCCACTGGGCAGCACGCGATGTCGGTAAGGCAGGTAACGGTATTAACGTTGCAGTAATCGACAAAGGCGCTGATCTCATCCTCACCCTTGATGGTGCACCCACTACTGTTACTGTTGGTACACAACTGGTAACTGCATCTGGTTCTCCAAACGGTGCAAAGTCCGCATACATTTATGCATGGGACGCTGCAACTAACAAAGCATCCGTTATCACAAGCGATACCTGGATTGCTGGAACTGGTGGCGATGTTATCGAGAACGGTGTTACCGACCTCAACGTCCAAGCAGTTGGTGAGTGGTACGATGAGCAAACAATTTACACTGGTCTGAAGTGGAACTCTGTTGCTCCACGTCCTGGCACTTCACCTTATGTTTCTGATCGTGGTGGCGCTAACGACGAAATGCACGTCGTAGTCTTTGATAAGACTGGCAGCATTACAGGTTCTCCAAACACAGTTCTGGAAAAATTCCTGTATGTCTCCAAGTCTAACAACGCTAAGACTAGCGAAGGTGCACAGAACTACTACCCACAAGTTATCCTCGAAAGAGGTGGTTATGTTTACTGGGGTAAGCATGAAGAAGACGCATACGATGTAAGCGGAAATGCTGCCGTAGCGACCAACAACATCCAGGGTACTGGCAACGCTGGTAACGATTCTACCACAACTTTTGACATCCTTGGTAATGTCAAGTATGACTTCAGCACTGGTAGTAAAGGTGCAGAACTCATGACTGCTACTACTGCAGAAATTCAGACTGCTTACGAAGAGTTTGCAGACACTGAAACTGTCCAGATTGACTACCTCATCATGGGTCCTGGCGACACCTCAAGTAAGACAAACACACAGACTATTGCAGATAAGATGCTTAGTCTCGCTTCTGCAAGAAAAGATTGCGTTGCATTCCTTTCCCCTTACAGAGGTGATGTTGTTGGTGTTACTGACAGTGCCACACAAACCAGAAATGTAGTTGCATTCTACGATGGTCGAGTAAGCACCTCTTATGGTGTATTCGACAATGGTTGGAAATACATCTACGATCGCTTTGCTGATAAGTATCGCTGGATTCCTTGCAACGGTGACGTTGCTGGTCTGTGCGCTGCTACTACAGCAAATGGTCAACCATGGTTCTCTCCCGCAGGTTTGAATCGTGGTGGCATCAGAAATGCAGTTAAACTTGCATATTCTCCAACTAAGTCCGAAAGAGACACCCTGTATCAAAAGAGAATTAATCCTATTACTTCTCTACCTGGTCAAGGCATCGTTCTCTTCGGTGACAAAACAGCTCTCGCTTCACCATCTGCATTTGATCGCATCAACGTTCGCCGTCTCTTCCTCGTTTGTGAGAAGACGATTGGTAACGCTGCGAAGGGGGTACTCTTTGAACTCAACGATGAGTTCACACGCAACAACTTCCTGAATGTTGTCGAACCATATCTCCGTGGCATTCAAGCCTCTAGAGGTATTACCGAGTTCTTGGTAGTTTGTGATGAGACCAATAACACAGCAGATGTTATTGATTCCAATGAGTTCCGTGCGGACATCTACATCAAGCCTGCTCGTTCGATCAACTTCATCACCCTGACCTTCGTTGCTACACGCACTGGCGTTAGCTTTGAAGAAGTCGTCCCCCGTAGATAATTAAAGGAGATCTTTTAAATGGCAACCCCATTAGGCATTTTAACCTTCCAAAAAGCAATCAGGGGCGGCGTTCGTCCAAACCTGTTTGCTGTAAGACACAACTTCCCACAAGTAGGCGGTTTGGTTACACCATCGATTGATGGTGTTGAAAACAATTCCGAAGTAACTTACATGTGTAAGTCTGCTGCATTGCCAGCATCTAACGTAGGTACTGTTGAACTTCCATTCCGTGGTCGTGTTATCAAAGTTGTTGGTGACAGGACTTATGAAACCTGGACCGCAACTTTCTACATGGATGATGCGTTTGCACTGCGCTCCGCATATGAGAAGTGGATGGAACTCACCAATGCTGTTGACGCAAATACCGCAGCAGTAGACATTGTTGACACCTGGAAAGACATTCAAATCGATCAACTCGATAAGTTTGGCGGTCCTGGTGCTGCATCTGGCACAGGTGACATGAAAGTTCTCCGCACTTACAATCTGGTACAAGCGTTCCCAGTCAGCGTTTCTCAGGTTTCTGTTGCATATGACAACAACGATTCTTATGAAGAATTCGATGTTGAATTTGCATATCAGTACCACGAAAGCACTGGCTACGGCGGCAATGAAACCAAGCGCCAACTGGATCCTGGAACCTGATAAATAGTAAGTCGGGAAACAAATTAAATCATGGCAGAGTTATTCGGTTTCTCGTTTAAGAAGCGTAAAGATCAGGAGAAGACTTTAGCACCTTCTCCTGTAGCTCCTTCTAACGAGGACGGTGCAACTAGTTTTATTGCTGGGGGTTACTACGGTCAATATGTTGACCTAGATGGTAACTTCAAGACCGAATACGATATGGTGAAAAAATATCGTGAGATGGCGATGCATCCAGAAGTGGATAGTGCCATTGAAGATATTGTCCACGAAGCTATTGTAGCAGATCAAAACGATACTCCTGTCGAAATCAACTTAGACAATCTGGAAGTTTCAGATTCTGTCAAAGGTATGGTCCGTCAGGAGTTTGAATATATCAGAAACCTTTTTGGTTTCGATATGAAAGCACACGAGATGTTCCGTCGCTGGTACATCGATGGTCGCATGTATTATCATAAGGTCATTGATCTCAATGCACCTGAAAAAGGTATTCTTGAACTGCGCTACATTGATCCACATAAGATCAAGAAAGTAAGGCAGATCAACAAACCCAAAACTGCGGACGAGTTTATGAAGTATGACTTCGGTAAATCCGAAGAGTATTTCATCTACAATCCAAAGGGTCTGAACAATACTTCCGCAAACAGCGGTATCAAGATTGCAAAAGATGCAATCACATATGTCACCTCTGGCATTATGGATACCAATAGGAATATCGTTCTTTCCTACCTGCACAAAGCAATTAAAGTTCTCAATCAACTTCGCATGATTGAGGATAGTCTGGTTATCTATAGAATCTCTCGTGCTCCTGAGCGCAGAATTTTCTATATTGATGTCGGTAACTTACCCAAAGTAAAGGCGGAACAATACCTCAGAGAGGTGATGGGTCGTTATCGTAACAAACTTGTATACGATGCTGCAACGGGTGAGATCCGTGATGACCGCAAGTACATGTCTATGATGGAAGACTTCTGGCTTCCAAGACGTGAAGGTGGTCGTGGCACGGAGATTACCACGCTCCCAGGTGGTCAAAACCTCGGAGAGCTTACAGATGTGCAATATTTCCAAACAAAACTTTACAAAGCATTAAACGTTCCCGCAGGTAGACTTGATTCTAATACCTCTTTTAATCTTGGACGTTCGTCTGAGATTACTAGAGATGAATTAAAGTTTACAAAATTTGTTGGAAAACTTCGCAAGAAGTTCAGCGATATCTTCCAAGATACTCTCAAGACGCAATTGATCCTCAAAGGTGTCATTGCTCCTGAGGATTGGGAGGATATGAAGGAGCATATCCAGTACGATTATCTGTACGACAATCATTTCACGGAACTCAAAAACCTTGAGATGATGAATGAGAAGTTACAGATCATCGCACAGATGGATCCTTACGTTGGCAAGTATTTCTCTACTGATTATATCCGCAAGGAGATCCTCGGTCAAACCGAGAAACAGATGGAAGAGATCGACGCGGAGATGGCAAGTGACATCAAGGCTGGTATGGTCATCGATCCACTTGATCAGGTTGCTGCAGACCAGGCAAACATGGATCGTGAACAACAAAACGCGGATCTAGACATGGATATGAAGAAGGTCCAGATCCAGCAGGCGAAGAAACCCGCGCCTCAAAATGGCAACGGTAATAAATAAATTACAGACATCTTAACATTATGGCTACACAAGAACGAGAAATCGTTGATTTGCTTTGGGATAATGATCAGGCAGATGCGCTTGGTAAACTCAAAGACATGTTACAAGTAAAGGCTGCTATGGCAGTTGATGCTTCCAAACAAGATGTTGCCGCGAGGATGTTTCCTCACGTTCCTGCCGAAGGAGAACCTGAAGTAGAAACGGAAGAAGAACCAACGGCGGAAATCGACACTGAAGTAACTGATCAAGAGGAAACAGATGAAACTGATCACGGAACAGATTGAAGATATTGAGATTCTAACTGAAGAATCTGAAGGTAAGAAAAATACTTACATCAAAGGTATCTTCCTTCAAACTGAGATCACCAACCGCAATGGTCGTATGTATAAGTACGATACCATGGCGCGTGAGGTAGACAAGTACAATGAAGAGTTCGTCAAACGCGGACGTGCTCTTGGAGAACTTGGTCATCCTGATGGTCCTACCATCAATCTTGATCGTGTGTCACACAAGATTGTTGAACTTATCCCTGAAGGTTCAAACTTCATCGGAAAAGCAAAACTTCTTGAGACCCCTATGGGTAAGATCGCAAAGAACTTACTTGAGGAAGGGGTACAACTCGGTGTATCTTCTAGAGGATTAGGTTCCATCAA